TTTCAATTTCTTGCAGCTGCTTTCTTATATTGCGAATACCCACTCCTATTTTTTGATTGGGTGTCCGTTCGTCCTTTCGGAGTTCTTGATATCGATTTTCCACAATTGTATATCCTGTTCCCGTATTTAAGCGTTTAATATATTCTGGATCCGGTATGTCGCCAGTCCGCTTAAATGCATTTGGTGTATTGTACCCTGCTATATTATCAGTAGCAGTTACTTCTTCTAATGCTTTTTGTTGAAGTATTTCCCTTACAATTTTGCGTATTTTCTCTTTCAGTTCCATATTATAATTCCAGTTTATTATAACGAATATATATTTGTATCTAATTTATCCTTTTCTGATATTTCATCTTTTAAACGTTCCTTTGCCTGCTTTACATTATTAGCACTCACAAAGAAAACAGTACCATGACCATTCTTTGCGTTTGTTTTATAACTGCCATCCCATCCTTTGCCAGCTTTTCCTATATATTTTGCTTTTTTAATAGCTTTATTCAAATTACCAACAACACCATTTGCCCACAAAACAAAATTATCCGTATATGTTTCTTCATTTAACCTTTTGATTTCTTCTTTGATGATTTGTCGAAGCTCGGTTTTTGTTATTTTCATTTTGTCTTACCTTTTAGTTCTTTAATTAATTCATATGTCAGCATTATAGAAGAAACTTGATTATCATTTATTTTTTTGTTCTTATATGCTTTTTCTAAAACCGATATGGTTTCTTTGAGTTTGATGTTGGTTACTTTGTCGTCTATTTTTTGTCGAATTTCCTTTAATTCACTTAACAGCCTTTCAATTTCTTCTTTTATATATTCATTGAAATTAGATGTGTTGTTTATATTATTAATATATTGTTCCAACAATTCTTTTTGTTTTTTGTCCAATTTTGAATATTTCTTATTAAAAGTTTCGACAAGAATTTTATAGGTAAGAAGACGAAGGTCTTTATCTTGCTTTTTGTATTCTTCTACAATTTTATCGGACGTGCTTTTCTTTCCTTTGTCCGAAATTGGTTTTGATGTAATGTTTTCTATAAGCGTTATTTTCGAATTGAAAGCATCTTTTATATCATAGCTTTTCATTTTCTTTGCTTCGAATAGCTTATATATGGAAGCCATCACTTTATAATTTTGTATTGGTGATGATAAAAACTGATCCATATCAAAACTTTCACGAATTTGCTTAATAAGATGGTATTTTTCCTTGCCAAGTTTCTTTTGGTCTATCCTATTATGTGCTTCATTTACCGTGTCTATAAATTTTTCTGCACGGCTTTCTGAATTGTATTTTTCTTTAAGCAAAAGGTCGTATAAGCGAAGTTCTTTATTTAATTCTGTACCCGAATTAAAAAATTCCTTCACTATATTTTTTGCATATTCAGTTTTATCACCATTCAAGACTTCTATCGTTATTTGCCTAACAAGAAGTTCAAACAAAATAGAAGTATTCTTAAACTTCGAATGTTTTATTTTTTTCATAGTTTTTTCCAATTTCTATCACCAAAACCAATGATCCTATGTATAAATATAAGTATATGATATTTTTATTATCACATTATATTTTTATCGTCCAAAAAGCTACCAGAATCCTTGTTTTCCTTTATAATTTTCCTTTTTTGATTCTTATCTTTGTATTCTCGTGCCATTTTCTTTGCACGTCGCATATCGGAAGGTGTTTCACGTTTACGTTTACCTTTACGTTCTTCATCTCCAATTGGATCTCTACCGTATGGGTGCTTGTCTTTTTTGTATGTATTGCCTTCACGAGGTCTACCACCCTTGTCTTTTAATTCATTTTTTAAGTGGTCTAACTCCATTTCTACATCAGTAGGATTATCTGGTATAGCTGGATCGCTTCCGTTGCGCTCTATTTCTTCATAACGATATCTATCTTTTAAATCCAATATAATTCTTGCTTTTTCATCATCCATTTCAGATTCAGACATATTAAATATATTTTCATACAACCATTTTTTAGAAATCATATTTAAGTCTTTAATGTCCGATGCCAAACGTACCTTTTCTGACCATAAATTTATCTTTTCTTGTTCATAAATAGTAGAAGGATTTACCAAGCTTAAATTAAAATCTACCATTTCGTGGCCTTCTATACCTTGCGCTGCCAAATGCACTACCGCTATCTTGGTTAATTCGGATACAATCGTCCTTTGAATACGTTCTATTGTACGTGCAAATCGAACATCTTCTGCTGCAAGTGTAGCTTTGCCCGAAAGGTCTTCTTCGTATCCGAGATATGCCTTTGGTATTTTAAGTGCGGCAAACATCTTTTCACGAAGGTATTCAATATCTTCAACTGCTGTATATTCTAATCCACTTGCAGTGTCGATTTCCGTTCCACTATCACCACCTCTAATAGGTAAATAAAAGTCTTCTGTTATGTTTTGTATGTTATATTTTAAGTTGTATTCACCAGTTCGTTGGTCGACAAATGGTGTTTTTTTCATTTTGTTGATAATCTGTTGCATATAATTATCAACTTCAGTGGGTGGTAAGTTTCCAATATCAATCCTAAAAATACGTTTTTCAGGAGCCCGCATAATACGATGAATAAGCATCGCATCCTCCATCAACGAAATCTGTTTCCAAACCCGTCTTGCGTTTTCCAACATTGCCTTTCCATATGGCAAGAAATTTGTGTCAGATAATAATCGAAAGTGCGCTACTTCGTAATTTTCATATTCAACTTTTCCAATTGGGTCATTTTGAACCCTAAACATTACGTAATTGGGATTTTTAGGATCAGCATCTTCTATGCGTTCTGTTTCATATAAGGGTAATGGTTGTACATTAATTACACCTTCACCTTCTTGTATTTCCAAAAACAAAAAGAAATCTCCATATTTTACAAGATTTCTTGTCCAAGGCCAAAGATTAAAATCTACATTTAGAATATCATAAAAAAGGTTTTCAAGTATTTCTTTGACGGTTTCGTTTTGAGAAGATATTTTTATGACATCACCAAATTCATCTTTTAATGTACTTTCGTCCGCTAATATATCACAAGCAGAAGCAATAATAGCATCCGAATCCATAGAATCATAATCTCGAAACAATTCTCTGCGTACCTGGTGGTATGCCATTGATTGTGCAGCCGCCTGGTCTTGATAAAACGAACGATGTAATTTCGTATATTTATCACGTAAATATGAAATATTAGTAGATGCTTGTTGTCTATTATCAACATCAACTACGTTTCTACGGCCTTGGTCATCTACTTTAACCACGGCTTGAGTAGAGAATAGTTTCTTTAACCTATTAAAAAATTTATTTTGTTCTGCCATTTTTATTTCCTTTTATAACTTATTTGTTTCGCTTATTACCTATTGCATCACCATATGCTAACGATAATGGTAATAGCTCTGTGATTGGTAAATCAATAGACAGGCAATTAACTTGCATATTTGGGTCTAATATTAATGCCTGTAAATATCTGTGATGTCCATCTATAATATAATTGTCCGCAGACGTAATAAAGAAAGTTTTGTTTGATATGAATGAAATAGAAGCATCAACACCAAATTGAACCATCGTATTCATTGCCGTATCAAAATAAATCTGCTTTTGTATTGGTATAAGATTTGACACTTTTTCTTTTCTAGATTTAACATCTACTTTGTCGTCAGAAATTTCACCATCCTTCAATCCTCTCCGTAAAAATTGTTCGGCTTCTTCACTCGATAATCCTTCTGGAAACGGGTCTGATGGGTCAGTATCATCACTAAATGGTTTTCTTATATCAATATATCCTTTTCTCAATCTTTCTTGAAATTTAGCTACGTCCGTGTCCATTATCACAGGCATATCTTTTCGCTTTGTGCTACCCAAGCTTGCCCGTTTTTGTGCTAATTTAAAGCTTTTATCGAAATTTGGAAGATTTTCATCCACATCAAAGTTCAAACTTTCTAAATAGTCACGAGCCGTTTGGACATCAATTTTTGTGATTTCCAATTTACCCGCAGTCTGACCACCAGCTTCGATAATAAAAACTTCATTTAACAAGTCCATTAATTTCATAGTTCTGTATTTTTTATTCATTTAACTATAAATATAACTTTTTCAAAAAACAAATAATTTATAGCCATTTAGATAAATCTTCCCATTGACCATCACCAACATCCATTTGCCAAGGGTTCTCTTCCTTATCATTTACACCACCATATACACCCGCGTGCATTTTCGTTTGTATTCCTTCGAGTGTCCGCTTGGTCAGGTCTATACCTTCTTGCTTCAATCGGAGTGCCGTATCACGCACCCACAATGCGATTGCTAATGACATTACAAGGTCATCATTATAACCTTTCATTGCCTGTGCTTTGCCGTTTAACCAAACAAAAGTAAATAGTTCGTCGATTGTTCTATTTGAACGAATAACTACCGATTTATCACGTATATAATCGTCCAACTTCGAAATAATAAGCGGACGTGTTTTTGTTGTGGTTGAGAAGCCAGCAACCATACCACGTTCTTCTGCACGGTAGCGATTGGTCATTTGTTGTTCAACATCCACATATTTCAAGTCCTTACTCATATAAAACAAGTTTGGATATGCACGATCTATTATCTGTTGTATTGTTGCCCATCCTATATTTGCATTTTCAACAACAAGAAGTGCATTATTGTATTCCGTTGCTAACCCTACCAAAAAATTACCAAAATCACGAGTGTCCATTTTTCCTTTGTATTCAGCCACTTGTGTAGCCGTTTCCAATTCAATCACATGTGCAGTTGAATAGTCTGTTGCATCTCCACGTGCAACATCTGCGGACACCATATATGATTTGTTATAATTCGGATATTCCCAACGCCAAAGATTACCATCAAAACCACCCCTTTCAGCTGGTTCTTGGACAAACGATTCCTTGTAAAATTCCAATAATTCAGGTTCAATTACCGTGTCACCCGAACCTACAAAATTACAATCACACTCACCCGCTGCACCTTTTTTACCCAATAAAACCTCTTGTTCATCACGCCAAGTCTGGTCGCGTTCTGGATGCAACCACCAAGGTAATTCAATTGGATGAAAGTGATTTTTTCCTTCTTGTGCTTCTACCCATTTATGATGAAAGAAATTACCCACACCATATGGGGTCGAGAGCAATATAGCGTTACCACCAGTTGATAGTGTAGATTGTGCAGAAATCCATATTTCATCTGCCTTTTCAATGTGTGCTGCCTCATCCATTACCAAAAGAGATAGAGCTTCTGAACGTCCCGCATCAATTGCAGCAGAAGTTGCTTTTATCTGTGACCCGTTTGAATAACGAAGTGATAATTTATTATCTTCCACCGTAGCCAATTTTAACCAACTTGGTAAAAACTGATTCATTAACCGCACTTTTGTAATCAAGTTCTTTGCTACTTCTTGCTTCGTAGCAATAACCAATACATTGAAATCATCTGTAAATAACATTTTTTGTAACGAGTGTCCCGCTACCAATGTGCTGATACCCGTTTGTCTGGATTTATTTACAATATTATATCTGTTTTCGTTAAATGATTTGAGGACTTTTTCTTGAAATGGAAATAGGACAAATGGTATTTTACCACGCGTTGGATGTTGTATCATACAATACTTTTTCATAAAATGTATTGGATCGCGAGCACACCTTTGGTATTCCTCTGCTATAATCTGCTTTAATGATTTTTTTGGTTTTGACATCTTATTTGTCCAAATTTTTTACCAATTCGTAATCTTTATCTTTTAATTTGCTATAAGCAGTGTCACGTTCTTCTACCAATTCCTTTATCCTTTCGGTAGCCTTTTCTATATCTTCTTCTATTTGTTCTTTTAACTCTTGTTCATCTAAATTACCCCACCAACGCTCGACTCTACCATCTTCATTTACATATTCGTGTAAATTACTGACTTCCTTTACAGCCAATTTCATTTTTTCCAAAGCATCTTCTAAATATGCTATATCATTTACTGCATTTCTGTATTGTAGATATTCATTCCATAGACCATCTACCTTAATTGGTAATTCACGCTTTGCCAAACATCCCGCACAATAACCAAAATGCAATATAAGTCGCTTATCTGGATTAGAATATTTTCCCGATACATCACAAGCAGCGTCTTTACATTTGGTTTGTTCTTCCAAGTATTTACGTACTTTTGCTAACGTGTCCGTCATTTTGCTTTTTTTAACACGTCCAAATTCCTTTTGTTCCCAAACGTTGCCTTTTTGGTCTTCCCAAACTTCACCAACTTCCCGCTTTTCCTGCTTTTTGATATCCGATAATGAAATTTGCGTTTCCGTTTCATATTCACCCGTATTAACCATATCTGCTAACTTGCGACGTGTTGGGTGCATATACTTCTTTTTAAATTCTTTTGCCATAACAATATATTGTTTTATAGTTTTAATAATTTACCTGTACATTATTCCTAAAATTTGATTAATTGCAGCGAAGCTACCGCTTAGCTTCATCGTATGTCCTTTATATGAAAATACAATTCCCTCAATAGGAACAATTTTTTCAACTCCACCAATAGCTTCTAATCTCCGCAATTCTAATTTTAGTTTTTCAACATGTTTGGGGTCACCACCCTTTTCAATTTCTTTTATAGTATCATCTACCCGCTTCTTAATTTGTTGTGTTGCTTTATCTTGATTTAATGTCAATGCTGAGCTCATAAGTGAAAGTATTTCAGCACCAACTCCCAAGAATATATCTTCAAACTTCATCAAGTTTTCTTTCCATAATTTTTTATGATTTTGTTTGTCGACATTTTTTGCCCAATCGAGTATTCGTTCATTCTCTATATTTTTACCATTCAATCTAAATGATTTATCTTGAAGAACCCAACGATTTACCAAACCTTCTTTAACACTATCTTCTACCCNTTCAGGTGCAGTTTTATCTATATATTCACTCCACCATGCTTTATGATATTCAGTTACACCATCACTATCTTTAAGACCAAATTCCTTTTGTAATTTTGATATTTTAGATTTATATGCGGGCTTTAATTTTGTTAAATCCTTAGTCTTTGGTATTTTTGTAATCGGTGGTCCTTGAATTGTATATGTTTTTTGAACATTTTTATTTACTTGATTTATCATTCCAGCTAATATTCTAGCAGCTTCTTCATTTTCACCAATTGGGTTTCCATTTTCATCATATTCCATTGTTCCGTGAAATATCAAAAGTGCTTGTCCGTATGGAATTACATTTACGCTGGTTGGATAAATAACTTCCAAATTCATAAAACAACTACCATTCTTAAATATCTTTTCACGTTGTTTGTCCGATAATGAACCTATAGCACGTTCTAAATCTTGCATTGCAAAATTATATGCCTTTTCCAATTCACCTCGCCCCCTAAACTTATCCGCAACTCCCTTTATATCCATTGCATTAGCACCGCGATTTTTAAGGTGTGATTTATTACGAGCAGCTTTTAGCTTACCATCAATCCAAGATACGGACAACGCATACCCATCGGTATTGTGAACTAATATACCATTAGCATAATAACAAGAATAACCATCAACTTTAAGATCATACCTTTTTTGCTTTTTATTTACTTTTTTTATGTTTTTTATTTTCGAAACTTCTTTTTGTGTTTTAAGGTTAATGTCTTCTGATAAATCTTCCGCTTTAACATATCCCATTCCTTCTACATAAATCCTATGATTTGGTGTTACTTGTATTCGCTTACCATCTTCTAATTCTATTTCCAACCATTCATCACTATAATCATTATCAAAACGAGCCATCGTTTCCATATATTCATTTTCACCCGTTTCTTCATTATAAGCTAATACTTTATCCTGTATATTATTATCTACATATTCTTGTATTTTGATATCACCACCATTTTCAGTATTAATAATTGCATCACCATATATACACTTCTCACGAGTAAATTCCAATTCACCTTCTAATGCTTTATCTACTATATCTTTTAATTGTCCAAAAGTTAAATTAATATCAGTCTCAAACGGATGATTCATGTGGCCGTAGGCCCCACCGCATAACAATAATTCTCTACCATCCGACTGATTTTGATTATCTACTAATATTTGCTTACCATCCATTCTAACTATACCATATCTTTCACCCATTCTTTTATTTTTATCAATCAAGTTGATAGCTTTATCTTTTGAAAATTTAAGAACTGATTTATCTGAAAATTTCTTATTACTATCAAATCTACCAAAGGTATCATTTTTATTTATACCCACTAACCAATTTTTTTTGCCGTGAAATAATTTAAATATAGCATAATCGTGATTTTTTTCTTCATTCATTTTACCCTTATATAAAATTTCACTAAAATCGGAATACATGTATTTTTCAACAAGGTAGTTTTCTACTTTTGTAAATTTGCGATTTTTATCGCGCTTCCCAATAAATGCATCACCATATTTTTCTAACATTATTTGATGTGTCAATTCGTGTAATATTGCCATTTCAATATCAAATACTCTATTTACATCAATACCTATATAAATGGGTTTTTTAGTTTTTGGGTTAAATGATGTATATGCACCACCCTTTGCTGCTTTTTTGAATTTTATTGGTATTGGTTTAATACCCTCTTCTTTACAAATTCGCTTATAATAATTTGTTATATTTTCTTTTGTTATAGCTTCATTCAGGCTTTCAAATTTATATTTTAGATTGGATGTTTGGAAATCCTTTTTGCGCATCACGGTCTTGGCAATAATCTGATTTGATTTCTTCATAAACGGTATATTTATATTTGTCCGTTTATCTTTTGCGACAATCTGACCATAATCTTTTAGAAATTCTAAAAACTTGTCTTTGTTTTTCGACAGTCGCTTAAAAAATCCAACCAATTCAGCTTGTGAAATGGGTTTTTTGTTTCTTGGGTCTTGCAACCTATCAAAGAAATGCCTATGTGTTAATACAACATCTACGGGTTTAAATTGCTTGTCCGCATAGCTATCAACTGCTTTTAGGTCTGACATTGGAAATTCATACAATGCCATTTCACTTACAATATTACTATCTTTTTCTTTTCGCGCTTGTTTATTGTATTTGCGTAATTCATCTGTTTTGATATATTCTAAATCATCATCTAATAAATCTTCTATAATAGAATAACCAACCAGTCCAGCTGCACGAGTTACGTGGTCTTGCCAAGTATCATATGCTTGAATGGTTTCAAAATCTTGCTGGTTTGTAGTTGTCAACTTTCCAGCTACACCCGCTGGAAATGTGGAAACGGATTGAACCGGTCCATCTGGATAAATTGGGTGTGGGTCTATATCTACAAATCGTTCATCCATTATTTGACCAATTACTTCATATCCTATTTGTTCTGCGCGTTGTTTTGATACCTTTTTATGTGCGTTAAATGTAGTCCATATATAATTAGGTCCATCATCCACTTCTCCCACACCACCTGTGTTACTTATTTCGTGAATTAAACTACCGTTTTTGTCAAACCACTCTTCAATATATTTTTTTGGTATATATAATACTTCTTCTGATACTTCAGGTAAGCTTTTTAGTCTATCTACTATAAAATTATACATTTTTTTGTCGAACTTTGGATATACTTTCTTAAAGAACTCCATCTGATCTTTTTCACTTCCAGTTCTTAAATTATGTCTTACCTGCGTTCCACTTATAGCACCCGATTGCATTGGTGTTATATAAACATAACCACGATCTTCATATCCCTCTAAATATTTACGCTCATCATATTCTTCAAAATATTTTCCACCCAACCGTTTTGCATCTTTACCACCAACTGCTGTTATATATGCCGTGGTTTCTTTATCATAGTTTTTCAATACTTCTACGGGGGTATATGGATTTTTAACCTGAATAATTCTATCTTTTGGTATTCCAAATAACTTTGTAATTATAGCCTGCTTTTCTTTAAAGTTAAATGGTGATTTTAATTTATCAGTCTTGTCCGATGTTGCTATATATACATTATCACGTCCAAATTTATCTACAAGATGTATATAAGAAGCATAGTGTCCTTTATGGAATGGTTGAAATCTACCCGAATAAACAACCACTTTATCTTTTACACCTTCTTCTAAGATACTTTCTACCAAAAATTTTGCTAATTCACTCATAAGATATTTTATGTTTGTTTATGTATAAATATAACAAAATGAAATTTCAAACACAAAAACCCCATACCGCTATTTTGCAGTATGGGGTGAGAGGTTTAATTATGAGATTATTACCCGTAATAACTCACTTCACCACTATCTAAATCAATTTCACCGCTTGGATATTTTTTATCCAATTCTGATAAATATTGCTTTAATTTATCATTTTGTTCTAAAAAAGCATCTTCTGCTTCATCTACTTTCCTTTGAAATTCTTTGTATTGTCGTTCTACATCCCGCATACGTATATACAATTCACCTATACTATTGGATATTGAATTTAAAGTGTTTGAATATTCTTTTATGCTGTCCAAAACTTCTTTGTCTAATTTTTCTACTTTTTTTTCCATAATTTATATTTTGTCCTTAATTTGTTCAATAACCATTTCCGCTGTTATACTCTTTGAACACTCGAATTGTCTATCTGTTCCTTTGTGTTCAGGACACCAATTCCAATCGCCTGGGTCTAACCTATATCTGTTAAAGCATCCAGTACATTTTCCGTCTGGTGTGGTTATCCGTATACAATCTTGCATTTCAGTATAAGGATATGAGAACCCACTAATAAGCACAACTGGTGTTCCTACTGCCCAACTTAGCCAACTAATACCACTTCCTATACCTATAAAGATGTCCGCATTTTTGAGTTGTGCCGCACGAGTTCGTAATGCCACATTTCCTGTCCAATCCAATACACCTTTTGGTATAGTGTTAAAACTACCGTCCACTCCAAATTTTTTGTGTTTGTCTATACAGGCAACTGTATAACCATTATCTTTTAGGTATTTAACAAGTTCGTTCCATCCACTGGGATTATTCCAATATTTTGCCTGTGCCGTTGCTTGTATTGAAATAAGTGCTAATTTATCATGTACTTTTGGTCTATTTGGTATGTCCACTTTTGGTTTGATTTCTTTATATTCCAAACCAAGTATATCTGTTGCTGTTTTTTGTAGAGGTTGTTCCCTAAAATTAAACGGGTTTTTGTGATGTTCTATTTCTCCATTTTCGTGATAATACCAACCCAAACCATACCTTATATGTATGTTCTTATATTCTTCGCCAGGATTAATAAATTCAATATCTTTATATACACCTCTTAATAAATCATTATGAAATGTCGAACACACAACTTCACAATTCCATTTTTTACGAAACTCTTCTACATATGGAATCCAAGCCAATGTATCACCAATTGCGGCCGAATCAAATGGTATATAAAATCGCTTTCCTTCTGGATTAAAATGGTGTTCTCCAACTAATATTCCATTTTCATATATCTTAATTAACCAATTCTTAAAGTATTTAATTGCAGCTTTTGCCCAATGATTATTTTGAATTTCGGTGGAGAATACTAATTCATCAGTGTCCGCATCTATAAATTTAACTTCATATGTAGTCGATTTACCACCTAATATTTCTACTTTTGGCCCATCCAAAAAATCAACATATATTGTATTATCTGATTCTTTTGGTGGTTTATGTTTTATTTCTGCATTTTCGTAAGATGTAATAAATTTATCTCTTATAGCTTCTTTGCTGTATTTATAGTTTAACATATATTGTTTTGTTATATTATACCAATCATATTCTTTTACTGAATTTAATGACCTTGTCCGCAATTCTTGCCAATTAGCTATTGCATACTCCAAATCACCTTTTGCATTTTCTGGATTATCTACTTTGACAAATCCATCTATATTTACTGCTTTGTCCAATGTTCCCACAACAACCAATCCACTTGCCATTGCTTCCAATAAAGTCAAGTTTGGATGCCCCGCTTCGAGCTCGGACAAGTGTAAAAATATACCATGTTGTTTGTATTCATCTATCAATTCTTCTTCGGACAAATCGTATTTTATAGTTAATTTTTGGTAATCCAAAAGATAACTATTCTTGTCAAAGAATTGTTTGTTATTTTTTTCAGGGCCACAAATTGTAATTGGTATGTCCAAACTTTTTGCATTCAATATAGCACTCCTAAATCCTTTCCTATCATACGCTGGATCGTGTGCATAGCCATTGTGTGCAACACATAATATGGAGTTGGGTGTTTGCTCATCTGATGGTGTAAAAGCTTCTGTATTCACTCCGTGTGGTAAATATACCGCATTATCCAGACCAAAATAATCAACAAGGTATGGTGCGGGTAAAAAGCTTAATACTGAATTTTTTATTGCTTCGTAATTTTCTTTATAGTTGTCCGAATCCTTACCAAACAAATACGAATGGTGATCGTGCATTGTAAAATAATATGGTATTCCACGATTGTATGCTTCCAAAGCTAAATTTGCGACGTGAATATGTATAATATCAGAACCACTTTTATCTACTTCATTTAGATATTTTATTTCGGATTGGTGTCCGAGTTTTTGTAGATTATTGTGCTTTTCCCAAATTATTTTTTCTACCGCACCCCACGCATTTGGTGGTATNGGTATAAGTCCTGGTGTAACGTTTGTTATTTTCATAAATTATTTAATATTTAAAACTTTCATACAT